AGCCGAAGAATATGACTTAAGTGATGGTCAACTTTGGTGGAGAAGAATGAAAATAGGTGAGGGAGGCGAGTCTAAGTTTAGACAAGAGTACCCATCTACAGCTGAAGAAGCTTTTGTTGTATCAGGCAAAAATGTATTTAATGTAGAAAAATTAAATAAACTTGAAACTAAAGCACCTAAAGCGTTAAGAGAGTTTAACCCATCAATGTCTAGCTGGGAAGACCATAGAGAAGGAAATTTATCTATATGGGAGTCTCCGGGTTTTGATGAGAAGTTTATTATTGGAGCTGACGTTTCACTAGGCGTTGGTCAAGATTACTCAGCTGCAATTGTTTTAAATAAAGACAGGCAAGTAGTTGCTGTCTATAGAGACAACCATGTTGATCCGGCTGTTTTTGGTAGAGATTTATTTTATTTAGGAAGGTATTTTAATAATGCTCTTCTTGCTGTAGAGTCAAACTCTATGGGAGTTTCTACTCTTCAAAAACTTAAGGAAATGAAATACGTTAATTTATATTATCAAACTCAAATTGCTAATCTTACAGATGAAGATGGTGTTAGACTTGGTTTTAGAACTACAAGTGCTTCTAAACCAGCTATAATATCAAACTTAAAAAATTGGATTGATAATGACGAACTTGCTATATGGTCTACAGACGTTGTTAATGAACTTAGAGATTATGTGTCAGATGATAAAGGTAAAACTAATGCGTCAAAGGGATCTACAGATGATACTGTAATGTCTCTTGCAATTGCTGCAGAGGTTTACAGAACACATATTAATAGACTAAGCACAAGTAGAGTAGGATTTGATAGTGTGTATATTCCTGAAAGACAAACTAATTGGATTTAATTATGGATAAGAAAAACAAAAAAGTTACTGACGAACAAATAACGAGTATTATTAATGACTCGATTACACAAGCGGTAGGTAGCTTTTCGTCTGGTTCTGAGTTGCAAGAGCAACGAGAAGCGGCTATAAATTATTATACGCAACAACCTAAAGGAAACTTGCACCCACAAGGGGTCTCTAAAGTTGTTACTTCAGATACAATGGAAATTGTAGACTCTTATTTAGCTGTTATATCTGAACTAATGCTTTCTAACGGTAAAATTGCAAAGTTTAATCCGTCAGATCCAAGCCAAACAGTAGCTGCAGGTCTTGCGTCTGAGCTTACTAACCATTGTATTTTTACTAAAAATAACGGTTGGGTACAACTTAACACTTGGATTAAAGCATCTCTACTTTTTAAAAATGCAGTTATAAGATGGAAATGGGAAGATTACTCTAGCACTAAAGTAGAAGAGTATGAAAATATTTCTATATTGGAGCTTGACGCTATATTAGCTGAAGGTGATGCAGAGGTAATTGAGATTAGAGTCGGGGAAGGAGTAGATCCAGAAACCGGAGAAGAAGTTTACGAATATGTGTCTGTAAGAAAAGAAGTTGACAAATCTAAAGTTTGTCTTGAAAACATACCGCCTGAATCTTTTATGATTAACAGAGGCGCTACAGATATTGAAAGTGCAAATTTTGTAGGAATACAAACAGAAATGACATTGTCTGAACTCAGAGAGATGGGTTTTGATGTTGATGATGATATTGGCGCAGGAGTTGAATCTAATAATTTTAGTTTTGACTATGAGTCGTCTATAAGACAATCTATAAACGAAGTAGAACAAAACTTCCATGAAGATTTTATGGGAGTTGCAAATAGAGAAGTAATTGTTACCGAATCTTGGATTAAAGTTGATAGAGACGGTGATGGAGTTGCTGAATTAAAAAGATTTATAACAGTAGGTGAAGAAGTATTACTAGAAGAGTACGCTGATAGTATACCCTTAGCCTCTTTAAACCCAATTGAAATACCTTACTCTTTTTATGGTATGTCGATAGCAGATGCAACTAAAAGTGCAACTGAGATCAAGACTACTATAACAAGAGGTATGATTGAGAACGTATATCTGTCTAATTATGGAAGAACATTAGCAGATCCAAATACGGTAGACTTTAGAGCACTACAAAGTCCTGAACCACATCAGATTATCCCAACTAATGGGTCTCCGATGTCTTCTGTGCATACTTTGGTGCCAGCTCAACTAGCACCGTCTACCTTTTCTTTGTTAGAATACATGAACACCGAAAAAGAAATGGCTACTGGTATGACCAGAGCCGCTCAGGGTGTAAATGAAAAATTATTTGACTCAGGAAACTCAGCAGGTAAAATTGCAATGGTGGAGCAAGCGTCTCAAAAACGCATATCATATGTTGCACGCAGGTTTGCCGAAACTGGATTTAAAGAGCTATGTAAAGGTGTTTATGATCTTATACTAGACAATTCAGATTCGATATTGAGAGATTACAGTTATTATAATATAACACCTGAGTCTCTTATACCGCTAGATAGCTTAACAGTTGATATAGATGTTGGGGCTAACAGTTCTGCTAATACACAAGAGAACATGATGATGATGGCTCAACAGGTTATGCCTATGTTGTATCAATCCCCTGAGTCAAAAGGTATTATAAATCCAAAAGCTCCTTTTACAATAGCAAAACAATTGCTTGAGTCAATGGGTGTTGATAATTGGGTAGACTTTATTGTTGATCCTGAAACACCACAAGGGCAACAGCAAGCTCAAGCAGCTATGCAACAAGCCCAGCAAGGTCAAGAGCAAGCAGCTAAGGAAGATCAAGTAGAGCAGCAAAAGATAATGCTTCAGCTTCAAAAACAAATGGCTGACATTGAAAAGAAACAAGCTGATATGGAACTTGATAGAGAGAAGTTTGAGTATCAGAAGACTAAAGATGCTGCTGAGTTACAACTAGAACTTGAGCTTGGAGAGCCTACTAAAATTGGATAATTAATCTAGGAGGAGATTATGGATGATGTAGAATTTGGTCAACATGCTAAACTTATTGTCGAAAATAAAGTTTTTGATGAAATGTTTAGCAGAGTTAGGCTAAAATATCAAAACATGTGGGCTAGTACAGAGCCACAACAAGGGGATTTGCGAGAAAGATTGTATAATACTATTGTAGGTCTCACTGATGTTAAAAGAGAGATAGAGTCTGTCGCCACTTTAGGTGACAATGTTGCATATAACAAGGAGATGGAGGATTCCAAATGACAACTGAAGAAAAACAAGTACTAACTAATGATTTAGAAATTTTTGAGATACAACACAAAAATGTTATGAGAGATATCAGAGCTTCCCGTGGTGGAATAATGGTACGACAGTTAGTAGAACAATTAAATGCTATAGAGATGGTCATGGACCGTGTCGAAGCAAAATTAAAAACAGCTAAAGTTCCGACTAAAGCTAAAAAGTAATTAATCTAGGAGGATTAATAAGATGCCAAATGAAACTACCCAAACGGATGTGAACGAAGGTTTATCTGAAGATGAGATGTTAGATGCCCTTGCAGGCGATTTTTTTGAAGAAGAAGATCTACCGGAGCAAGAAGTGGATGACACAGAGGAAGCTGAAGAGGAAAGTGACGATGCCGAATCAGACGAGACTGAAGAACTAGAGGGAGAGGAGCAGGAAGAAGAGACAGAAGAACTAGAAGATGATGGTGAAGACCTACCTGAAGATGGTTCAGAGGAAGATTCTGAATTAGACTTAGACTACTTAGTGCCAATTAAGATAGATGGTGAAGAGTCTGAGGTTACTATGCAAGAGTTAATCCGTGGTTATCAAACAGCTGCTCACGCCAACAAAAAGTCCATAGATGCAAGTGAACAGTTAAAAGTAGCACAAGCACTAGCACAAGAGTCAACCGCTCTTAAAGAAGAAAACGCTAAACTTCTAAGTACAACAGTAGATGCCGAAGAAAGGCAACTAGCTGCGTATGATAGAAAAATCCAACAGCTTATTGCTGATGACGATATGTACGAATTGCCTAAATGGCAAGAAGCTCGTAGAGTTAAGGCAAAAGAGATACAGGAAACTAAGACTAAAGCTAATCAGCTTCAAAAAGAAGCTCAAGACGAGCAACAAATGTCTTATGACGCTAATCTCCAAGCTTACAAGGAACAAGCGGTAGATCAATTAAACAGTAAACTTCCGGGTTGGGAAAAAACCTACGATGAAGTTGTAAATTGGGCTGTAAGAGATTTAGGTCTCCCAGACTTTGCTGAAGTAGTTGATCCGTCAGTAATTGCACTTATGTACGATTACAAAACTTTAAAAGATGGTCAAAAATCTGCCGTTACTAAGCGGAAGAAGGCTCCTGTTAAAAGTGTTAAAGCTACCAAATCTGTTAACAAAAATGCAAAGGCTAAAGAAAAAGCTGACAACCTTCGCAAGAAGGTATTACAAGGTGGTGCCTCTGAAAACCAACAAGATGAATTTCTTGGAAGTATGGTAGACAACATTTTGAAATAAAACTTTTTCTTTTAAAATATAACATTTAAATGGAGAAATTGTAAATGGCAATTTTTAAGACAGAGGATACGAAGGGTAAAAAGGAAGACCTCGCATCTTTTATATCGATGATTACAAGGGACGAAACTCCGTTCTTATCATCAATTGGAAGCAAGAAGGCAACTTCTGTGTACCACGAATGGCAGACTGACTCACTAGCAGCACCTGTCGCTAACGCAAAAGCTGAAGGTCTAGACTTCTCAGCGGCTGATACACCAACGTCTACAACTAGACTTGGAAACTACTCTCAAATCCTTATCAAAGAGATTAAAATCTCAAAGACTTTGGATTCAGTTTCTAAGGCAGGTCGTAATTCTGAATTTGCTTACCAAATGAAGAAGAAAGGTACTGAGCTTAAGCGTGACCTAGAGCATGCAATAGTAGGTACTAGACAAATCACTACTGGAACAGGAACAGCTGATACAGTTGGTGATAACACTGGTCGTAAGATGGGTGGATACCAGTCATGGGTTCCTAAAGAGAACAACTGGGATGCCTCTGCAGGCACACCAGCGTTTCAAGCTGCAGCTGGAGGTGATGGTAAGACAGCACACACAGCAGGTACAGCAGGAACACACACATTAGCGTTAACTGACGTTGATGAAGTAATGCAGAGAGTTTACGAAGAAGGTGGAAAGGCAACAGTAATGATGATGTCTCCAAGCAACAAGCGTTCATTCTCAACACTAGCACAGGGTGCTGGTAGTAATACAAGACGTAATCTTGACGAAAAAGGTTCACTAAGACAATCTGTTGAACTTTATGAGTCAGATTTTGGTGTTGTAAAAGTAGTTCCTAACTACATTCAGGGTCTAGCCAGTGGCTTAGACATTTCTGATGGAGTTGGTGGTGCTACTGACGTTTTAGTCTATGACCCAAGTTGGTGGTCAATGGCTAACTTGCGTGCGCTTTCAACAACCGATGTAGGTCAAAAAGGTGACTCTACAGTAGGTATGATTGTTGAAGAGACTACTCTTGAGTGCCGCAACCCACATGGTTCTGCAATGATTTCAGGACTAGGTGTATTAGTTGCTTAATTATAAGTAATTAAATACCATTAAGGGGGTCCTTATGGATCCCCTTTTTTTTATTCAATGGAGGTAATATGGAATCTATTAAATATAACTATAATCAAACTGGTAAATTTAAAGCTGAACAAGATGTAAGTAATTATTTACAGTATGCTCAAGAATCTAGGACTATGAGTAGCTCATTTACTAATAAAAGTAATTACAGAAGTTTAGCAATAGTACCGGATATTGTAGCTATAGATATACTTAATAGGTTTGGATATGATATTCATGATAACGATAATGACCAACATGTGTTATCTAAAATAGCAAATATAATAAAACAATACTACCCTAATTTATTAACAAGTAGTATGATTAACAGTGTAAGGAGATAACATGGCATCAATACAAGACCAAGTCACCCTGCGATCAGGAATAGCTAGCTGGCTTAATAGGTCAGATCTAACAGACTCGCAAATAGATGATTTTGTTTCTATAGGAGAGGCAAGAGTTTATGAAGACTTAAGAGTTCCTCCTTTAGAAATTTCTCAAGGGTTTTCAGTAACAGCTACAAACTCTAGTATAATTGTTCCAGAAGGTTTTTTAGAAATGATAGAGTTAAAGAAAGATGAAACTACTAAAGATGATGACATTACTCTTAGAAGAATTGATTCTCAAGCCTTTAATAATAATCCAATTAGTCATGCTTACACAAGGCACATTGGTAATTTTTTATTAACAGATAAAGAGGCTTTACAAAAAGCCAGTGGTAATTATACAATGTATTATTACAGAGCAGAAGACCCAATAGGAACTTATGCTACAACAACAACTGCAGCAGGAGATTTTGTAGTTGGAAGTTATTATAAAATTGCTGTGGCTGGCAATACTACTTGGACTAATCATGGTGCTGCAAATAATAATGTTGGCACTATATTTAAAGCAACTAGTCAAGTAACTGGTACCGGTACAGCACATATAGAGTTGATACCATATATTTTATCTGATGTATTTGAAATAATACTGTATGCTGCGTGTGCAGTAGGTTCTACATTTTTAGGAGATGTAGAAATGGAGCAAAAATTTGACGCATTAACTGAAGGGAAGATTGTCGCATTAAACCAAAAAGAAATTAGAGCAAGTATGAAAGGTGGGTCATTTTCCTCTAGATTTAACAGCCTTTCATTATAGGAGATACTATGGCAAGGAATTCATTTTACACAGGTAGCGTAGCTAATGCAATTGCTATCGATACATCAGCCGAAGAAGCAGCAGCATCGGCAACAGCTGCAGCTTCAAGTGCTAGTACAGCATCTACTCAAGCTTCTAATGCAGCTACAAGCGCTACTAGTGCAGCAGCTTCTTATGACTCATTTGATGATAGATATTTAGGAGCTAAATCATCTGCTCCATCGACAGACAACGACAGTAACGCTCTAGTAGAAGGTGCTTTATATTGGAATAGCTCTTCTGATAATATGTTTGCTTGGGATGGTTCTGCATGGGCAGAAATTAAACCAACCTCATCAGATCAAACAAAAATTAATACTGTATCTGGCATTCAAGCTAATGTTACTACAGTAGCAGGAATATCAAGTGACGTAACAACTGTTGCTGGTATATCAAGCGATGTTGCAGCAGTAGAAAACATTGCAGCTAATGTTACAAGCGTTGCAGGTATTGCAAGTAATGTAACAAGCGTAGCAGGTAATGCTACTAACATTAATGCAGTTGCAGGAAATGCTACTAATATTAATGCAGCAACTACTAAAGCAGCAGAAGCAGCAGCAAGCGCTACA